ATCTCTCCTTTCAATTTCAAGCTCGTAGTCAATTGATTTGTAAAGCTTTCCTTTTGATGATCTGAATTTTTGATCTTTGTATTTTCTCAAAAATCTTTTTTTGGAATTTTCTGTAACGTCTTTTCCAAAGTCTTCGAGAGCTTGTTTTGTTAATTTCATTAAATCGCTGATCTTGGCCATTAGCAGGATGTCATTGTGTTTTCCATATTAATCGTAAAATCTACCGAAAGGCCTGCAAGATTATTTTCGAATCTTTCTTGAAAAGGAGCGCATGAAAATCCCGTTGCAAGCTCGTAAGTTTCTCTGTAAGTTGTTGATCTTTGAAGAAGGGCCTGCAATCTTGCTGCTACGTTCATCATATTATTTATTACGTCCATTTCATTATTGTTTCCCCGGATTTGATCCGTACTTGCTTCTTTGCTAAAATCAACGATGTCCATCAAAAGCAAACTCAGGCTCATATTGATTACGTTTGTTTCGATTGAGATATTGTCAACAATTATATGAGCAAGAGGAAAGATTGTAATCTTCTTGAGATCAACTTCGTAAATGTCTCCGCTTGAAACATTATTGATAAAAGGCTCATTGATTAAGGCCGTTTTTAAATCGTCAATTATTTTGAAATATGAATTCATAAAGTCTTTACAAAAATTGGAGTTATATTCTCAGCATTTGGTATTTTATGTTTTGAAAAATCTTCAAGCCATTCCAAAGCGTCATCAAAATCTACGTTCTCTTCGTGTTTCATAATGCAGTCGAGCGCTTTCCAAAAATCGTAAATTGCAATTTTTTGATCTCCAGCAGATACTCCAATCAAAGCGTCTTCGAATCCATCGGATAAAATGATCTCTTCATCATCTGAAAGAAAATCTCTTTCATACAAGGAATCAATCAGATCTTCTTTTGCGTGCATTTTTGAGTTGTTGTTTTTCGAGTTCATTTTTTTCTTTTACAAATGTCAAATAAGTGAGACATTGATTTAAATTTAATTTTTCTACTTCTTCATATTTTGTAACATTGCCTCCAGATAATGAAAAGAGCGAAGAATACCACCCCCACTTTTCCCCGAAAACTTGTTGACTTGTGAGATATTCCGTTTCAGTTCTTTCTTCGAATAATTGAGGGTAGCGCTCATGAGTTCGCTTCTTAAATTTGATAAAAAAAAAATTGCTCCCATTGCTATATTTAGAGGCATTTTATCCATGTAAGTTTCTTTTGTCCCATCGTATTCTTCAATCAAATATGATCCTCTAAATTCGTCTGTAATCGGCCTGTATAATATTCCCAGGGCTTTGTGCATTGTGTTCCAATCTCCAGCAAAAGTATCAAGATCTACAAACTCTCCGAAAGTCATTTCTGAAATCTGAGGATGAAATCCGTATTTAATTCCGTTCATTTCAAATTTTTCTTCGAGATCAGGCGTTTCTTTGAATATTTTTGAAAGCACTTCGATGATCTTCAGAAGGGATTCGTATTTTATTTTATCGACTTCTTTGAGAGGGATTCCGCAAAAAATTTCTACCATTTTTTTATTTACAAAATCCGGATCAGAGTCTTTCTTCAAAAGCTTGCTGAATTTTTGGTATTGGCCGAGGGTTACCTCTGCCATTTTGTTCGGTACTTCTAATTTGCTTTTTATCATTTTAAAGGCTCTTATATATTAAACGATTGTACTATTCATTTTCGGTCTAGGTTTTTTGAAATTTTTAAAGGCCGCAGTATCCAGAATCGCACTCTGTAAAATCTTCTGAAAAAAGTTCTGTTTGGATATTTAAATTTTTTATTTCATTATATTTTACTTTGTCTTTGCCATTTCTCCAACAATCATCTGGATGTTTAATGCCCTCTTTAGATGCAAACCAATTCATTTTTTCAGGATGCCAATCAAATCTTTTTCTAGTCAAAAGAATTGTTTGATGAAAGCAGCCAACACAATTATTTATGTTTGCAAATCTTACTTTTTTATTAGTCCAAAAATTGTTTATCGTATCTCTGTTGATGTTATCTTTTATTAGTGGAAAATTTGGTTTTTGCCATTCTATTAATCCCCATCTGTTTCTGCTGCCTAATTTTCCAATAATGCTTTTCATTTCTAGAAATCCATTTTTGTTTACTTTTGCCATCATATTTTTTGCCCTTTTTATTTCATTTGCTCTGAATCCTAAATTCATTTGAATAGGTTTTTTAAAATTATTTTGCCACCATTTAAATATTGGTTTTAATTTCATTTCAGTTGTGCAGAATCTCCTTGTAACGTTTGGCAATGTTCCACCTCCTGTTTTTATTACTTGATCAAATGTTTCCCCTGTTACCCAATATATTTTTTTTCCAATATATTGCTCCAAATCCAACATTGTGTAAATGATTTTGTCATCTTCTGCTGTTGCAATAAATGGCGCTTGTATTCTATCTTCGACTTCTTGCCTTATCTTCTTGTCTTGAAATTTGGATGCTTGGTGTTCAATTCTAACAAGCGCAAACACATTATAGTAAGCAGGATAATTGGCTGCTATATATGAACTTGTTTTTCCACCAGATAAAGAGTTGACTGTAATCATAAAATATGATATTCTCCTGCGTAGGGATTTGCTAATTGAAAAGATACTGCGTATCTCAGCCCATCAATGCAGTGGTTAAAATTATCAATCGGAGTTTGACTTTTTTTCTCAAGCCAAATGTAATTTTTAAGTTCATTTATTAAATTGTGGCTTTTTGGATCTACAATAATTTGGTAATCTTGAATCATGGAGATACCAAAATTGACCGATCCTTGGCCTTTAATCGAGGGTTTTATATTTGATTGCTTTGAAAGCTCCGATATCAATCGAGGCTCTGCGCTATCTGCTACGATCAAATTATCTCCAGCGTATCTTTTATTTAGTTTTGCAATTTCTGAAGTAACAAGATTTGGCAGGTAAAAGCATTCTTTTGCGTATATGATTTTTCTTGATTTGTCGATTGAGGTTTGTATCAAAGTTGTTGGATCGTTCATTCCGTAATCTTGGCCAAAGATTGATTTTGATATTTCTTTAAACTCCCCGAGCTCCCAATTTTGAAAAATAGCTCCTGAGAGCTTTCCGATTTTCCCGAGCCCGTAAACGTCATGCCAATTTTGCCAAAATGAATTACCTTTGTCTGCTTTTGCTTTTGCTTTTAATATTTCATTTACCGCAGCTTCAGGAGCGGCTTCATTATCTTTATAAGTTAATACGAGCCAATCTGTATCGGCGTCAGATTTTAGCTCAGTATGCGCCCAAAATTCGTGGGTAGGATTAAAATCAATATATAAAAAATCAGATGTCCTTACCGCTAATTGGATGTAAGCATCGTATGGTATGGTATTGGCCTCATTTAAAAATAGAATATTTCTTCGAGCTCCGCGTAATTTGGATTCAATATCGGCCGAAAAAAATTCAATCGTCGATCCGTTTAAAAATTGGTAAGTAGAGGATGATTTATTGTAACGGGCCGGAAACCATCTCGAAGTCATTTCCATGATCTTTTTAAAGTCTCTTAGAGCGCCTCTTTTTAAATGCGGGTATGTTTGGGCTACTACTGAACATTCAAGGCCAGGATTTAAAGCTAAATGATCAATAAGACAAGCAAGAATCCCAAAAGTTTTGGAGGCTGATGTACCGCCCTGGATGATTCTATTTCTCTTTTTTAGTTTCTGTATCTTCAGTATTGCCGTCGTTTTCTGAAACATGGGTAAAAAGAGGTTGCTCTGCTATTTGATTTAAATCAATCGTTTCTTTTGGCTGGCCGTAGCTTGAATCCATCAAAGCCTTGTAAGCGTTTACGTCTCCGTTTCTTACTTTTTTAATAAGGGCCAGGGTTGCGATATCTTCCTGAGTCAATGTTTCCTCTTCTCCAGAAATAGGATTCATTATTTTGCTCGTGGTTTGAAGCCATTTTCTCGCTATTGTTGAGCGATTTAAGGTGCCTTTGGGCCTACCTTTTGGATTGCCTGACTCTCCAGGCTTCCAAAATTTTAGATTTTCTTCATTTGCCATTTTCTCTGTGTTTTTTCATTGTTTTATTGGATTTACATTTTTAGCTCTTCTGATTGCTTTTTGAGTTGATACGTTTTGAAGCCTTTCAACTTCCATTTTATAAGGGTAACAATGCTTCATCTGCTCCAAAGAATAATATACGATTGAAGCTCTGTAAGGATTTTCTGTTACTTTATAAATTGGCATTACTCCGTGAATTTCATTTTGGCCGTCAAATATTGATAAAAATCCATCATCTTGAGAAAGGGCGAATCTGTACTCAGGGAAGACAAGCTCTCCTCCTAAAATTCCGCCTTTTAAAATTAAAACATTTGAAAGGCTTTTTTTGAAATTCCCTGAATCTCTGTGATATTTGATTGCGTGATTTACGTTAATGTTGCAAGTCAAGAAAGGCGATTCCTTGTCAAGCCTGTAATCTGCTTCTACATTTTTTTTGACCATTTCTAAATCAATTTCGAAATGATTCGGCAAATGTTTTTTATATATTTTTTTGAGCTCGCTCATAAATGAAAAAACAATGTTTGTATTTTGCTTTTCTTTTGTTGATTGCCTTGTCAATCTGCAAAAATCATTTCTCCTGGCTATTCTTGGAAGCGTTCCGAAAATGCTGCTTTGAGTTGAGATCCCTCTCGTTCTAGAGCTTTTTTGTAATTTAGTCGTAAGAGCTGCGTGTCTTATTCCTTTTAATTTGTCTTTTTCGATCTTTTTGTAAAGCCCTACTGCTTTGCCTTCTTTCATAAAAATTACGTCTTCATCAATAA